GCAAGTTCTGACACAATTACAGATTGAACGCTGCGGTAGCTCCGTTAATAAGAGTGTATTTTACGCAAGGGAGACTTAGCATAGCCTTTCCCGACTGAGTGAACTTAAGACTCCCACCTCCAATGTAGATCCAGTCACCATTAATAGAGTCGGTTCCTGTAACGGGGCTTCCTGCCGTAAATGCTGACCCAATGTTTATTGAATCCGCAGACGTTACGTTTACTCGTCCGTTGCCGTTGCTAATTGCCGCAGCAAGTTTAGCGTCAGCCACTGTCGCTCCACTCGGAATGATGTTAAAAGTTGCGGATAAGCGATCCCCTGCACTTACATTTGCAACCACTTCGCCAGATGAATTTTTCACCTGTTCGGTGTCGCATTCATGCGTAATGTCCATACTCTCAAGAGTCGCAATTCCAGCGGTCAAAAGAAGAAGGTTTGCGGAATCGTAGACTTTGACGGTAGCTTTAGTCCCGTATACTAGGGCTAGACCTTTTGATGTTGCCATGTTTGGTGGGTTGTTAAATCGTGTTTGCTGCTGCGAAAATTGTCATGGATCGCGAAAAAGTTCTAGCTCTTTCGCTGATGTCGTTGATGCCAAAATCTACGGGGACTGCGAATTGCGCGTTGAAACCTCCAGAAGGATCGGTGTCGAGTGCGTCTAACTCCGCAATGTTCCCGTCAACGTAAAGGTATTGCAGGAGATTCTCAAAGATTTGAACAATCGCTAGGGCTTGAGCCTCCGAGGTATCGTCTGCGGACAACTGAAGCGTAGCGGTAACGTCTACCTCGCAAGTGCGGTCTAGGGGATGCACCGGAACCGCAGTCGATGCGCGAACAACAATGCGCGGGAAGCTCGGCATCTGGTCCTCTAAGTCTGGATCTGCAAACGCACCGTGACCGTAGCTAGTAATACAAGTAGGAGTGCCAATAGGAGACTCTGACCAGTCTTCAGCGGCCAGCCAGTCAACTAGAGCGCGTTCTGTGCGTAGGGCTACAGCGTTCATGTGACGGTAATTCCTTTGGATTCAGACCCATCAAAAGCGGCTTGGAGTGCTGCGGCAATGTGATTTTCAAGCTCACGCGCTTCGTCGTTGTAGGCTTGCTGCATTGCTTTGGCGTAGATTCCTTCGACGGTTCCAACCTGATTGTCAGCCAACCCAATGTTCATGCGGACATAACTCGATGGGTTGAATCCAGACTTGGCGTTGTACGCATAGGCTGAAGAGCCTTTGTGCATCGCAACATTCTCCTGCGGCAAGCCGTATTGATTCGCGAGATTGATCAACGCAGCGTTTCCAGCCACAGACTTAACACCAGCAGATCCCTTCTTGGCGCGTCGAGTTCCGCCAAATTGTTGAAAGGATGGCGACAGCTTCTTGATGGCTTTAGTCACGCATGACTTGAGGTAACCAACAGAACCAGCAGCGCGTCTGCGAAGCTTTCCCGCAGCGTCACGCATATCCTGACCGTAAAGACCGGGTTTCCCAGCCTTCGCGTTCTTGGCTTGTGCGATTAAGTGGACCACTCGCAACTGTCGAGATTTACCAACTCGCTTGCCGGTCTTCTTGTCAAAGCGATCCGCTCCAACAGGTCTGTTGAAGTAGTCCAGAATCTTGTTGCGAGCCGCTTGCGGGGACTTAGGAGGCAACAAGCAGTACAACCGCAGCATCAAGAAAAACGTGCGAGCGTTGACGGCATCAGCAAGAGAACGCTTGGTCTTCGGGAGGTACTCCTTCCAAGCCGCGTCAAACCTCGACGTATCGACTGTAACGGTTGGATTCATTTGGTTTTAGAGCCAAGTTCAAGAGCGTAATAAGCTCCAGATCCGTCACGTTTTGCGGACATAATCCGCATCTGCCGGCCATCGTAGGTTAGAAGCCTTCCAACTACCGGAATCATCTTGCCAAAAGTCAGAAGCAAGCGGTCTGTGTTCTCTTGCAATAGCAAGCTGCCGCTCTCCTGCAAGAGCCGGTCAGCGTTAGCTCCAACGTCACAAGACCAGACCGCAGCGTCAACGGTTACCAATGTTGAGTCAGCTAGTCGCCAGTCAGAAAACTTAACCAGCACTCGCGCTTGTACGTTGTCCTGAAATCCACCGGAGATAACCGAGTTAGCATCAGTGATTGCAGCGGGAAGACAGCGCACCAGCACTCCCTGCCACAAGAACGACGGGTTTCCCATCGCGCTCTGTAGCACAGACATCCCCAACTGGAGACTGGTTGCGATTAGATTCACGAAGTAAAGTAAGTGCCACTGACAATGAGTCGGGAGGTTGCTTGTAGGTGACCAGCAAGACTAATTGCGTCTCCATTCTCAAAATGCGAAAGCTCGCAATAGCTAGTGCCATTGATAGCTCTAGCGATCACAGCGGTCTTGGCTTGATTGGTCCCGTTATCAAGCCAGACAGAAAACGCTGCTTCGTACAAAACCGGATCAGCAAGAGTCAATCGAAGGTTGCCGGTAGCACTACCAGTAACGGAATTGATCGTCAGATCAACAGTAAACGTGCTGACAAAACCAATAGAAGTATGGCGAGCCGTGTTAGTAGTAAACGCAAACGTGCGACCACCACCGGAATCTGTGAGAGCGGGAGTCCACGTTGTTGGAGAAACCAACGGGAGTGCAGCATACAACTCCGTAAAGTTGTCGTTCGCTTTGATCCAAGACCCACGCAACGTATCACCGTTGTTGTCGTTTGCGGTTGATCCGACATTGATAACTTGTTGTGACATATCAGTCTTTCGGCAATGCGTACCAACCTTCGGGAAGCGTTATGCGGTTCTGAGAGCGAACGGAAACGCCATCCGCTCCCTTGACCCATACGCGAGCTTTGACGCTCTCAGCGAGCCTCACCGGCTCACCGTGAGGCACCATAACCACGCGAGACCCACAGCCGCAACTAGCGATTAGAGTCAGCAATACGATCCAGCAACTTCTTTTTGAGGTCTGGATCTCGTTTTGCATCTTCAACGGTGGGCGGTGTTTGAACAAAACCAGTCAGCCACTTGAGCAAAGCGGTTACGATCTGTTCGATGAAATTCACTCGGGCTTTTTGTCAGCGTCTTTGGCAGCGATCAAACCAAAGCCAATGGTCACAGCGGCAATAGTCGCAGCAATATCCAAATTGGTTGTAGGATCACCGTCAAACAATGCTTTGAGCGCACCGCCAACAGCGACGAGGATTGCGCCAACACCAGCGAGAGTTGTTTTCCAGTTCATTTTTTGAAGGTTTTATACAGACCGATTGATGCGGCAATGAAGGCTAAAACAGCGGCTCCAAGTTGGAACCACTGAGTTAGTTGAGGAAGGAATGAGACCGCACCAGCAGCGGCAGCGGTAGCCAAAGATATTCCAACTCCGCTGCTGTTGTTAGTGTCGGTTTGCATTACTCGGATTTAGGTTGGGATGCTTCAGCAGCTTTGAACTCCGCATCCTGTCGCAAGAGTTCGTCGATGATCGGCACCGCAGTGCGAGCGACCTCGTAGCCGCTGACCTTGATCGCAACCTGTAGGTTTGCAATCAAAGCGTTGGCGGATACGGGGTCGAGATTGAGGGTCAGCACTTGCATGGATGTCAGTTTGTCGGAGCGGTAGACCACGGCAATGGCAACACTTCCGGCTGCGGCGGCGGATCAATCTGTCGCTCGACAACAATCGCTAGGCTGCCCTGAATCGAAGCAATCATGTCAGGCCCGATGTTGTACTGCACCCAACCGATAACGATGTCATTGGTCAGGTCAGCATACGGAATGAACGGCACAGACGGGTCAATCGGCGTGAGCGCGAAGTTGGAATAGTCTGCCGTGTGGCCTTCGCCATCGTCTGCGAGGACGGTGTACGAAGCGCGGGTAACGACATCAGTCTCACCGTCGATGACGGGGTAGCCGATGAGGCTGGTGGCGGTCCAAGTGTAGGTGATGGGCATATTAGTTTCCGTAGACGGGGATTTTGACGAAGGTTCCGTTTAGGTTGATTCGGATGAATCCTAGAGCCATACCGAGAACAACTGCACCGGCAGTAGCGGTGGCGAAGTAGGTTGTAGCACCGCCATTTGTGGCGACGTATTGACCGGCACTAGATGAACCAATTGAAAGCTCATTGCTAATTCCTACGGCACTCGTTCTTGAGTTTGTTCCAATGCAAATGTTCTGGCTTCCAGTCGTTGTAGTGCTTCCAGCAGTGTTTCCAATAAATGTATTGTCAGAACCACCAAGCAAAGCTGATCCAGCAGATCTACCAATGCAAGTATTGTAGCCTCCAGTGACTGCTGAACCTCCCATTGCATTATAGCCAACAGTAGTGTTGCCATCTCCGCTCGTAGCCAACACCAATGCACTGGAACCGATTGCGGTACACTCGTTTCCGGATGTGTTTTTAGCTGCTGCATTTCCTAGTGCTGTGTTACCACTAGAAGTAAGACAAAGTCTTAATGCTTCCCTTCCAACTGCTGTATTGTTTGCTCCTGTAGTATTATCCAGTAAGCTAAAATATCCAACAGCAGTATTACCGGCAGCGGTGTTGGCATTTAAAGCAGCATAGCCTATTCCTGTGTTAAAATCAGCAATAGTAGAGGAGCTACCGCAACCACCACCAACGTATGTGTTTGAGGTTCCTGATGTGAGAAGTTGCCCCGCAACTCGACCAATGGCGACGTTGTCTTCACCGCTCATTGACGCTGCACTTAACGTATTGGTTCCAATCGCGACGTTGCTCCTGCCCGTTGTTGCTCGATACATCGCTTGATAGCCAATCGCGGTATTGCCAGTCGCACCGGCAGTCGTAGCGGCCAACGCCGTTGCGCCAACGCCTGTGCTGGTGCCGTCGTTGAGAAGGCCGCGAGTAATCTCAATGTTGGTGTTGGCGGTTACTTTGCCGGTGACCACCAGCGTCGTCCCCACCGTAGCCGCGCCGGTGATGGTGGCGGATGCGAGGGTGGCGGTGCCGGATGCTCCGAGGATGTTGTTTACGCTGATCTTCTTGGTGGTGCCACTTGCCGCCATCGTCGTGTCAGAGACATCGACCACCGGAAACATATCGTTGACTGGATCGGCAGCAGTCAGTGCCGTTAGTGCTGTAATTTTAGAGTCTGCCATAGGTCAGTTGGATTGGATTGCGAGTTTAAAGAGGTCTTCCTGTTGCAGAAAACCAGCGTCTTCTCGCAACAGAGAATCGAAAGTGCCAAAGGTGATGACGATTTTTCCGGTGCCGTCTTCTTGCAGCACAAAGAACTCGTCCTCTTGCAGAACATCTCGACGCAGCACCGGCGCATCAGTGCCACCGGCTTGACCGGAGAACAACCGATTGAGTGCTATGCCGATTGAGATCATTTAGGCTCGGGCGTTAAACGCTACGACAGAACCGCTGGAGATCTGGAATCCAGTGATGTTGCCCACCAGCGGGAAGCCAGCAGGAATGGTCTTAGAAGTCCAAGTGCCAGATATTCCAAATCCAGTGATGGACGTGAACACCGTCGGCTCGGTCGGAATCAGGCCGGACCAGTTGCCGGTCTGAGCGGCGGTGCTAGTGACTAGCGCGAAGCCCTCTCGGCCCATGCTGTACTCGGTTGAAATGTCTGCTTGGACGGCCATAAAATTGTGTTTCGGTTAAAGGGGAGGCTGTCAGCGTGTCCAACAGCCTCCCCAGTTTTGGTTGTTTAACCTTTGCGGATCTTCGGTGCTAAGGCTCCTTGTACCCACAAGATGAGCTTGCCTCCTTCGGGAACGGTCGCGGTGTTGAAGCCTTCGCGCTGGAGTGTCGCGTCGACTTCGGGACCAGAAACGAGCTTGGTTTTGCCGTTCTTGTCCACTGCTATGGTTGTTGCAATGCGCATATCCTTAAGGATTAAGCGGTGATCAGAACCTCAGCTTGCGTAGTATCCGCAGCAGCCGCACCGAACATGATATCGTAAGACGCCATGTGAGCGCGGGTAGAACGGGAATACCACACAGAGAGCAACACAGACAGACCATTGCTCAACTCAACAGTGCGCTGCTCAACGAACTCGCCAGCGATCATTCCAACCGGCAAGCCGCTCGCAATCGCGATAGCGTCCTGACCACAAACGAAGCCAGCAGTGTTAGCGATAGCACCAGTATAATCGTTCTGCTCCAAGATGTTCGCAAATCCGAAATAGCCGTTGTTCAACGGACCATAACGCGAGTCAGGGAACGGATTAGTTCCAGCGGCAGCAGTCAACTGACCGGAGAACATCAAACGAGCCAAGTGTCCACCGTCCAGCAGCAGCAACTTCTGGCGGTAATTCTTAGCCAAAGCCAAGATCGCGGGAAGATCGCTAGAATCAAAGTTGGCAGCAGTACCAATGACAGTACCAGCACCAAACAGCGCGGAAGTCATCTGAGCGGTGACCTTCTTGCTAATACCAAGAGCAAAGATCTCAGCAGAACCCTGAGCCAAGTCGCTGATAGCAAAACCCTGATTCAACTCCTGCTGAGTGACGGTAAAGCTCTTGGTGATCTGATTAACAGTCACCGAGGTAGCAGCCAGCGTGGACTGGTTAGCAGCACCATCTTCAAAGTTGGTAGCGTTATCAACAGTCGCATCACCAGTGGTAAACTTCTTGACCTGAACGGTAGCGCGGGGACGCAAGTTATCCAAGCCAACGTTGCGCGTAAAGCCAGCGATCATCGCAAGCTTAGTGGTAGCAACAGTGATAACCGCATCAGCGAGATAATCAACTACGAGACCAGCAGCGAAAGTATTCGCGTTTTGGGGAGCGATCATCGCGCTTTGACGCAGCAACTCGCCGTGATTCTCGATGAGGAAACGCTGACGCTCTGCACCAGCGCGGAGGCTCTTGTGCTTCTCCAGCAGCGGGTTGCCCAAGTTCACGATCACGGGACGAACCGGATCGGGAGCAGGAGCGGCGGTAGGGGACTTAATGGAAGCCTCCAAAGCGGAAAGCTTAGCCATAATGGTAGCGAGATCAACGGGAGCGGCAGGAGCAGCCGCAGCCGTCACAGTAGTAGCAGTATCGGACATATTTGTGTCGGTGGTTTGTGTTGGTTGCGGCGTGGAGTCCACGCCAGAATCGTTGATGGTTTTTTCGCCATCAGTCGAAAGTGTTTTGTCTGTATTGGTATCAGACGGCTCTTCTAGTTGAGCAAAGAGAGCGGAGAACCAATCGCGGCCAGCAGCACCTCCCCAAAGGTTAGCCGCTACATCCGCAGGAGTATTAGGTTCGGCCTCAAGAAAGCGGTCGTTGCGTCCCCACCAAGCGTTCGCTTTGCGGATCTTGTTTTCGGTGGGAGCCTCTCCTGCAACCAGAGATTTAGCATCAGTGACGGTTGCGGGTTCTAGACCATCACCAGCGAGACCTTCCTCGTATTGCTCAAGACCTCTACGAAGGTTGTTTTTGACAGTCTCAGGAGCCGTCTTTGTGACAGCGCGAGGATGCCATTTCGCGGCCATCGCAAGTTGTTTGATAGGTTTGTCCACCAAGCCAAAAGCAAGAGCCTCAGCGGTGGTAAACCAAGTCTCTGCTTTCATTGCAGCGCGGATAGACTCAGCAGAGCGTCCGGTCTTCTTATGGTACACTCCAACCAACACCTCAGCGTGTTGATCCAAAGCCTCAGCCATCTTCCGCATATCCTCGGAAGTACCAGAAGCCATCCCTGATGGGTCGTGGATCATCATCAGAGCAGCGTCAGCCATCTCTACGCGATCACCGGCAAGAGCGATAATTGACGCGATAGAAGCAGCGATACCCACAACGCGAGTGGTGACCGGAGCTTTGCGACCGCGCAATTGGTTGTAGATCGACAAACCATCCCAGACATTTCCGCCGGGAGAGTTGATCTCTACAAGCAGCGGACCATTGCCAATCTCGTTGAGTACATCGGAAAACTGTTTTGCCGATAGACCGCTTCCACCATACCAGTCTTCGCCAATCTGGTCAAAGATCTGAACGGTAGCAGGATCACCGGCAGCGTTTGCTGGAGCGAAGTAAAGCCAATCTGACTTCTTGGTAAAACTCATTCGGTTTTCTTGGCTTTTGGTTTCCGAGTCTTCTTTACGGTAGCGGTAATCTCTTCCTGCTCTACAACAACAGGTTGCGACCCACCTTCTGACGGAGCAACCGGAGACGGAGATTCAGAAGGATCATCTGGAATGTCAATAGCAGTTGCAACACTAGTTGCGGGACGCTCTTTCTGAATCACCGAAATCTCAGATACATCAACGCCATATTTTGCAGCGAGTTGACGAACAAACAAAGCTTGTTGGGCTTTAGACTCTAAAGCAGAGCGCCAATCAAGACCACGCGCTCCGTAGACTTCATCAAAGGTAACAACGCCAGCCTCTAGTTCTGCCAATTGAGCCGCAGAGTTGCGACCAACGTCAACATTCGGGGAGCGTGGAGCGGTAATCGAGACCTCGTACCAGTCGCTCGGAGCATCATTAAGATTGGGATCATTCTTGATCGCGTATTCCATCGCGTATTCATAAATGCGACGAGCCGCTGATGCCATGACTTGATGGCGAGAACGGAACCATACAGACGACATATCTAGCGCACCGCGATAAACAGTCCCCTGCATTGACTCTGGGTAAACCAGAACGTAAGGGATACCAACGCCAGCGCAGACCTTTTCGGTCAGTTGTCGCCAGTACTCCCGCATATTTACGCCGGGACGCTCGGTCGCAAACTGCTCGAAACTGTCACCGTTTTTCATTACCTTTACGCCAGATCCAAAGACCTGTTCGTAATAGTTCTCGGCGGTGTTTACACTTGCTCCAGCAGTACCAGCGCGGAGGTTGCTCGCTTGGACTTCGCCAGCGTCAGTCTTAACAATCTGAGCGACAGAAGCACCAAGTTTACAAGCCTCCATCTCCAGCTTTTGCAGATCATCGAGATCGTGCAAATCATTGATGACAGCGGAGACAAACGGAAGACCTCTAAGCTGACCGGGACGATTCGGTTCGTAGATATGGACTACGGAGTCAGAAGGAATGGAGCGAACATCAGTCAGGTTACCCTGAGTTTTTTCTGATCCAATAAAGTAGGATATCGCTCGTCCGGTACGAGGATCAAACCGGATACCGTCAAATACGGTCTCATCTGCTTGCATCCCTACTGGAGTTGCAATGGATTGAGCTTCAATAAGCTGCAATCGAGGTTTGCCGGTCTCTCCTTTGGTCAACAACAAGAACGATTCGCCATCGTAGAACCAGCCGCGAGCAGCTTGTCCCATCAGAGTGCTAAAAGATTGCCGAGAACCGATATCGGGATAACGGCTCCAGACATCAAACCACTTCTTGGCTTTGAGATTCCAAGCGGAATCGCTGGAGGCTGGCTGAACGGAGAAGCTGGAGCCAACGGTGTAGCTCTCAAACAGATCACCAAGCCTATTGAGAACAGCGTTGTTTTGCTCGAAAAAGCGGGACTTGCGAACGATAGCTTGACGGGTCGCGCTCGTAACATCAAATCGCGCGGAAGTGTAGGAGGTGTCGAGATACGAACGGCGCAAAGACTGACCCGCTCCTTCGTATTTGTTTACGGGAGCAGGAAACAGCTTGTTCGCTATGTTTTGAAGAAAGCCCATTAGCTCATTCGGGTTGTGGCTTCACGACGGAATT